ATGTTAACTCTTGCAGCAATCACACAAACAGAAGTGACTTATGTCAAACCAGAACCAGACGGACTCATGCATATTTTGCATATCATTGGCAATTTCTACGAAGACGGTATTGACGACCACTTAGCAGTATTCGCTTTGTTGGTCGTTATTGTTTTTGACATTTTGCTAGGTTTTAGCCGGGCATGGGCGCAACACAGCTATTCAAGCTCTAAGTTTCGTAAAGGTTTAGTCAGTCATGTGGCTATGTTCTTGATGACAGCTTTAGCTTATCCATTGTGCGTGTTTGCTGGTTTGGGTGTCGCTGTAGACGCTTTTATTATTTCTATGCTATTTGCTTATGGGTCAAGTGTCCTGGCTAACTTATCAGCTTTAGGTGTCCATATTCCATACATTGACAAATTCATCAGACAAAATATTGATACTGACAAATTTTATGCGGATAAAGCTGATTACACAAATAATGACAATAATGACGAGGAGAAAACAGATGAAACTAACTAACAAAACTTATGACTATTTAAAATGGGTTGTCGTGGTGCTTTTACCAGCGCTAGGCACACTTATTGGAACAATCGGAACAGCGTTTAATTGGGAATACACACAAATTACACTTGTTATCGTAACGGCTGTAACTACTTTCTTAGGTGCTTGTATTGGTATTTCCACAGCCAATTACAATAAAGTAGGTGAAGCTGATGAAGAAGAATGACTATTTTATTGATGTGTCAAGCTATCAATCTGCAGATTTGACAGTTATTTGCCAAGCTGCAGGCACACGCAAGACGATTATTAAAGTGAGCGAAGGAACAGGCTATCTTTCGCCCAATCGTTTTACACAAGCGCAAACTAGCGAACCAATCGGCTATTATCACTTTGCCCGTTTTGGCGGTAATGTCAGCCAAGCAGTGGCGGAAGCTAACTACTTTATTGCCAACTTACCAACTAAAGCGCCTTACCTTGTATGTGATTATGAGGATAGTGCTAGCACGTCAAAACAAGCCAATACAGACGCTGTTTTAGCATTCATGGATAAATGTGCGCAAGCAGGCTACAAGCCGATATACTATTCATATAAGCCTTATACACTGGCTAATGTTTACTATGAACAGATTATTGCTAAGTATCCAAACAGCTTATGGATTGCAGCCTATCCAAATTACAACGTTACACCAGACCCAATCTGGAGTATCTTCCCCGCACTTGATGGTATTCGCTGGTGGCAATTTACATCAACTGGTATTGCTGGTGGGCTTGATAAGAACGTGGTCTTGCTGGATTGCGACGACACAACAGCAACATCTACGATATCAACTACTGAAACAACGAAAGGATTTAACCAAATGTACAAATTTTATCACGTATTAAATGACAAAGCATTTCCAAGCGGTGCGATTTTTATTGCTAATTTTGGCACTAACACAATTTACCCAGCAACTGACCCAGACGAACTCGTTTACCTGAACGAGGTTGTCAAACAAACAACTGGACGAGATATTCCAATGGCAGAATACGAAACAGGCGCACCTATCTTACGTGTAATGGGTGCGACAGGTATGAAAAAAATCGACAGAAACTGGTGATACTATGGCAGACAAAGAACAATTAAACACAGCAGAAAACGACGTTATCGCAATGTTTAACCAACTGAAAGCAGGTCAGAAAGTTGAAACAGACGGTAAAGACCTAACACTCGATGAAGGAAAAGCGTTGCTAGAATCAAAATAATGGTATAATAAAATAGCAAACACTTTAACACGCTCTCGGCTTTGGCTGGGAGCGTTTTTTGTTATAAATTAATATATAAAACCATAGTAAATCTTATATAGAATCTATCGAAATTAGTATGGAAAATATATAAAACATGTTGAAATCATAGTAAAAACATATAAAATAATTAGTATAATATAGTTATTAAAACGAATTTTTGTGTTGCAAAAAGTAAAAAACTATGACATAATATACTTGCAAAGAAGCAATATTGCTGTTCTTTGTTGTTTAGCTGTTTTAACCGTTAGTCGGTTGCTCTATTAAATTCGTAGTGATACGAACGCATAATCGAAGCACATTATGTGGCTTGGCAGAGCTTAAAAACTGTTCCTCGGCGATAAGCCTAAAAAGCACAATGAGGAGTTAGAGAAGTCGCTTATCTCTAATCGTTAACCCCGCTGGAGGTTATCCAGCCGTGCTTTTTTATTTTGTAGAAAGTTTTATTGATGTGGAGCTAAAAGAGATTCTTGAAGATTATGAGCTAAATTTTTGTCATAAAAAATGCACTGTAGAGACTGGATATAAAAAACTTCCAGAATTTACAGTTGTCTTTAATGCAACTAATTTATTTCATCTTTTAGGAATCCATAAGTTACACACAAGATATACAGCCACAACTTGGATTGAAGCGGTGCGAAATGATTCTTTTAGTTTAAATGAATTTTCAAAACGTCCAGAGTTTAAAGATATTATTCCAAGAATTAGAAATTATGAGTTCTTTTACGAAATTTTTTATCAAGATAAAATCAAAATTTGTTTACTTGAAAAAGATTTAAAAAGAAATACAATGAACTTGAGTGTTGTATTTTATAAGAATGAACAAAAACGTATTGTTGTTTTAGGTTTAAGAAGAGATAAATTTAATAATTTCATACCGACCACATTACATGAAAGTCGTAATAATATCTACAAGGGCTCAAGACAGACTGCTGTAAAAGGTATAACGTGGCATAACTAACCCTAGCGCAAGCTAGGGCTTTTTTTAATTTCCCCGACGCCAACAAAATTGGCAGTCATGCACGTTTATGGTATAATAGATAGCGTAAAGAGAAGATAGGGCTTTACACGCACGAGTTTTGGGCTAGCAAAAGCTAGCTCTTTTTTATTTTCCGTTATAACCGCAAAAATGAAAAAAGTCCGTTAAAACGGACTAAAAAATTTTAAAAAATATCAAAAAAAGTTTATAAAAAGGGTTGACTTAGTTATGACTAAGTTATATAATATATATGTAAGATAAAGAAAGACGAAACGAGGTAATTAAAATGAAAGAAATTATGACACGAGCTTGGGAAATTGCAAAACAAGGTCAAGCTAAATTTGGTGGTAAAGTTAGTGAATATATTTCAGAAGCTTTGAAAGAAGCATGGTTTGAATATCGTTCAGAAAAAGAAGAAAACACTTCTGCTAAAATGGAAGTAGTTCTTGCTAAGTTAAGAAAAAACCAAAAATTTACAATCGCAACATTGATTGAACAATCACACGAACTTGAATTTAACGAAGTTATGCACAAAGCAGGTGCTTACTATGGTATCGAAGTAATTGCTGATGGCGATAAAGCTACTACAGTATATGTAAGCGAAGGCGCTTGGGAAGCTGCTTAATAGGTAGAAAGGTACAGAATCATGGAAATCAATAAAGATATTAGAGATTTAATTGTTGAATATGCGAATCGGTATTATCGCTATGAAAAAGACTTTTACAAGAAGAACACAATCAAAATGTCTGACAATACATGGCAACGTTTCAAGCAAGAGAATGAATACATTGAAAAGATGTACGCCCGCCGAGTGAATAATATGATAGATGACCTATTCACCGATTTTGAACAAGCTTTAATTGGGAAAGCGCAACTTGAATATTATTTTAGCAACGAATACAAGTTTAGCATGACATTTCCGACATTTTATGATAAGTTCAAAAAAGATTTATTCAGAAGTTGGCTAGAAAATCACCGTCAAGATGTCATTGGTGGTAAAGAACGATTATATGACGCTGACGGAAACCAAACTACTAACTATTTGCTTGTGGCGTTAGAATCTAGTAAATTAAGCGGTAGTGATAATTACATGTTAGAGTTACGTTTTAAAGATTATTCAAAAGGCGAAGAATGCCCAGCAGGGCGAGAAAATCGCTTAAAATGGTTTGAAAAGAATTTAGGAGAAATCAGATGAATACTAGTATTGAAAGCAAAGAATTATTAAACGAAGCCATCAATGATTTTGACGAATTCGGCGAAGATTTCAACGTCTATGCAATCTATTCTTATCGTGAAGATTATGATTTTGAATACATTTCAGATTATGTAGATGCTGATGAGCCTAACAGAGACGAATTCGAGACAGAGACAGATTATCAAGAGGTCATGAAAGACTTTAAGGAGAATTTAGATAGTCTTAAATTCACAAAACACAAGAAGATGACTATTGCTGATTTAGTTCATGAACTATGGAAGCAGAACCAAATTTTCAAATAATATGTTATAATAAAAGTACCTCGTTTGAGGTACTTTGTTTATCTTACAAATGCACCCGAGAAATCGGGTGTTTTTTAGTACAATAAAAAAAGCCTTGTCCGTAAAGCTTAAGGCGGGGAATTGGCGGGGACGAGTGCGAGAAAAGGCATTGTAGCAAGCTTTTATTTATTGTGCTATAATATGGGGGATAAATTAACTTTGAGCTGGAGATAATAAAAAATCTTGTGAGGCTGGTAAGGTCTTAACAAGACTAATCAAGGCTCATATTTCTTAAAAAGGGGATACCACATGTATCAAGATGATAGTTTAACTCTCCATACAGATTTGTATCAAATCAATATGATGCAAGTTTACTTTGATCAAGGCATTCACAATAAGAATGCAGTTTTTGAAATCTTTTTCCGTAAAGAACCATTCGCCAATGGCTATGCTGTTTTTGCTGGTTTGCAACGTATGGTTGAATACCTTGAAAACCTTCATTTTACAGAAACAGACATTGCTTATCTAGAAGATTTAGGTTATCCAGCTGATTTTATTGCTTATTTGAAAGACTTCAAATTGGAATTAACCATTCGTTCAGCTAAAGAAGGTGACTTGGTTTTTGCTAATGAACCAATCGTTCAAGTCGAAGGACCGCTTGCCCAATGTCAATTAGTTGAAACAGCCTTGCTTAACATTGTCAATTTCCAAACATTGATTGCGACAAAAGCTGCTCGTATTCGCTCTGTCATTGATGACGAGCCCTTGCTAGAATTTGGTAGTCGTCGTGCACAAGAACTGGATGCAGCTATTTGGGGAACACGTGCTGCCGTTATCGGTGGTGCGAATGCCACATCAAATGTTCGCGCTGGTAAAATGTTTGACATCCCAGTATCAGGAACACACGCACACGCTTTAGTTCAAGCTTATGGCGATGATTACGAAGCATTTATGGCTTATGCTGGCACTCACAGAGATTGTGTTTTCTTAGTTGATACATACGATACTCTTCGTCTTGGTGTTCCAGCAGCTATTCGCGTTGCTAATGAATTAGGTGATAAGATTAATTTCCTCGGTATTCGTATTGACTCAGGAGATATGGCTTATTTGTCTAAAAAAATTCGTAAACAGTTAGACGCTGCAGGCTATCCAAATGCTAAGATTTACGCTTCAAACGACTTGGATGAAAATACCATTCTCAACCTTAAAATGCAAAAAGCCAAAATTGATGTCTGGGGCGTCGGAACAAAATTAATCACAGCTTACGACCAACCAGCACTTGGTGCAGTTTATAAGATTGTATCTATGGAAGATGAAAATGGTGTTATGCAAGATACGATTAAGTTGTCAAATAATGCCGAAAAAGTCTCTACACCAGGTAAAAAACAAGTGTGGCGCATTACTAGTCGTGAAAGAAATAAAACAGAGGGTGACTACATCACTTTCACAGATACTGATGTTAATAAACTTGACGAAGTTTACATGTTCCACCCAACATACACTTATATCAATAAAACAGTGAAAGATTTCGAAGCTGTGCCACTTCTTGTTGATATTTTTGACAAAGGGAAATTAGTTTATAACTTGCCATCTCTTTCTGAGATTCAAGAATATGCTCGTAAAGAATTTGACAAACTTTGGGACGAATATAAACGCCTGCTTAATCCGCAAGATTATCCAGTTGACTTGTCACAAGAAGTTTGGCAAAACAAAATGGACCTTATCGACCGTATCCGCAAAGAAGCACAACAAAAAGGAGAAGTTAAATGACATTACAAGAAAAAATCATTGCCGAATTAGGGGTTAAACCAAGTATTGACCCTAAAGAAGAAATTCGCGTATCAGTTGATTTTCTTAAAGACTATTTGAAAAAACATTCTTTCCTTAAAAGTTATGTTTTAGGGATTTCTGGTGGACAAGATTCAAGCTTGGCAGGACGTTTGGCGCAAATCGCCGTAGAAGAACTCCGTGCAGAAACTGGCGATGATAGCTACAAATTTATTGCTGTGCGTCTGCCATATGGCGTTCAAGCTGACGAAGAAGATGCTCAACGTGCTCTTAAATTTATCCAGCCAGATGTTAGCCTTGTCGTTAATATCAAAGAAGGTGTTGACGGACAAGTTCGTGAACTTGAAAAAGCTGGCATTGACGTTTCAGATTTCAATAAAGGAAATATCAAAGCTCGTCAACGCATGATTACACAATATGCCGTTGCTGGAGCAAATAGCGGTGCTGTTATTGGTACTGATCATGCTGCTGAAAACATCACAGGTTTCTTCACTAAATTTGGTGACGGTGGTGCTGACGTTATCCCTCTTTATCGTTTAAACAAACGTCAAGGAAAACAATTGTTAGCAGAACTCGGTGCAGATCCTGCAATCTATGAAAAAATTCCAACAGCTGACTTGGAAGAAAATCGCCCAGGAATCGCAGATGAAGTTGCCTTAGGTGTCACTTACAATGATATTGATGACTATCTTGAAGGTAAAACAGTTTCATCAGAAGCCAAAGAAAAAATTGAAAATTGGTGGCGTAAAACAGAACACAAACGTCACTTACCAATTACAGTATTTGACGATTTCTGGAAATAAAACAAAAGACCCGCTGGGTCTTTTTTCTTTAAAAAACAGTAGTGTGAAATTGTAGTTGTCACAAAAGGTTACATACTCTTGTAATTCCTTTAAAAATGTCAGAATTTTTTATCAAAAATTCTTGCAATCTCCTTAATAAGCGATATAATGGATATTAGTTAAGTATGGTTAAGTCAGAAAACATTACATGACTATCAACCGACAATATAGGAGGAATTATGTCAGAATTATCATCAACATTTACCGATAAATTATTTGCTGATTTTCAAGCTGATAGCAAATTACGTGCTGTTGAAAATGCTGTAACTCACAATGGATTGTTAAAATCACTTGAAACACGTCAAAGTGAAATGGAAAATGATCACGCTTTTTCAATTGATTTGACAAAAGATAAGGTTGCCAACCAAAAAGCATCAGGTCGTTGCTGGATGTTTGCAGCTCTCAATACTTTCCGTCATAAAATGATTTCAGATTTGAACTTGGAAAATTTTGAGCTGTCTCAAGCCCACACATTCTTCTGGGATAAATACGAAAAATCAAACTGGTTCTTAGAACAAGTTATCGCAACAGCAGATCAAGAACTCGGTAGCCGTAAAGTAAAATTCTTGCTTGATGTGCCACAACAAGACGGTGGACAATGGGATATGGTTGTTGCCCTTTTTGAAAAATACGGTGTCGTACCAAAAGCAGCATACCCAGAATCAATTTCATCAAGCAACAGCCGCGAATTGAACCAATACCTTAATAAATTATTGCGTCAAGACGCTCAAATTTTGCGTGAAGCTATTGCAGCTGGTGCTGATGACAAAGCTGTTCAAGCGAAAAAAGAAGCCCTTCTCCAAGAAGTCTTTAATTTCTTAGCAATCAATCTTGGTTTGCCACCACGCACTATTGACTTTGCTTACCGTGACAAAGATAACAATTACCATTCAGATAAAAACATCACACCACAAGAATTTTTCAAAAAATATGTTGGTTTAGACCTTTCAGAATACGTATCAGTTATCAATGCGCCAACAGCCGATAAACCTTACGGCAAATCTTACACTGTTGAAATGCTTGGTAATGTGGTTGGTAGCCGTGATGTTCGTTACCTTAATCTTGATATGGAACGTTTCAAAGAATTGGCTATCGCTCAAATGCAAGCTGGTGAAACTGTTTGGTTTGGTTCTGATGTTGGTCAAATCTCAGACCGTCAAAAAGGTATCATGGCAACAAATGTTTATGATTTTGAAACAGCTATGGACATCAATTTCACTCAAGACAAAGCAGGACGTCTTGATTACAGCGAAAGTTTGATGACACACGCTATGGTGCTTACAGGTGTTGATTTGGACGAAAATGGCAAATCTCTTAAATGGAAAGTTGAAAATTCATGGGGAGATAAAGTTGGTAACAAAGGTTACTTTGTCGCTTCAGACGCTTGGATGGATGAATTTACTTACCAAATCGTTGTACGTAAAGAATTTTTGACAGCAGAAGAACGCGCAGCTTATGAAGCAGAACCAATCGTCCTTGCACCATGGGATCCAATGGGAGCTCTTGCAAGTAAATAA